CATTTGGCGCGAAAGATATCCCAGCCCCTACCGTGATGGTCGCTTCCGCTTTCACCCAAACGATTTGCCCGGTCGCGTTTTGGTTCGCCGTGGTCAGGATCGTATTCATGGCGCCGATGGTTTGCTTTGCCCCGCCGATGTTGCCGACGCCTGAAGCGCCTGCGCCCGTCGTGCAGTTGCGGTCTACCGTGATTGAGACACCCACTGAAACCGAGGTGATTTGATAGTGGCCCGTCGTGAAGTTCGTACCCGACGTGATGTTGATTACGTTACCAACCATGTCGGCTGCTGCGCTGGCTGTGAGGATGATGGCCCCCGCGCCCGCGCTCGTTAGACCCGTCAGGGCATATTGAGCTGCTGCTTGCTGAGAAAAATCGGTCCCAGATGCACCTGGTAGATATCCACCTCCATTAGTATCCACCCCAGTGCTAGGGCGAACTTCCCAGACCAGATTAAGGCTAAGGGCCATCCGTTACGCGCTCGCCAGAGTCAGAGTCACCTGAACCGTGAGTGTGTCACCGCTCACAAAAGAACGCGGCGAAGAGAAAGAGCCTTCCCCGTAAATCTTCCCCGAGGTTCCGGCCTTGGTGGAATTGGTCACCACGAAGCCGCCGTTGATCGTCTTGGTCGCGTTGATGCTGAAAGTCGCGAGAGACGCGACGTTATCGATTGATCCGGCTGATGCTGTGCCGAGCGTGAGCGCTGGACGCGTAGACTGCGAGTAATCCGTGCATTCGATCCACTGGTTTGTCCCGTTGATCTGCGCTGCTGTGTCGGTGATGGCAAGTGCTGTGAAGCTAGCGTTGTCGACCAGGCCGACAAAGAATGCCGCAGTGTAGCTCGAACCTTTCAGGAACTGTGTCAGGGCCTCGTTTCGGCCTTCGGTGGTCGTGAGATTCTCGAACCCGTCCTCCCACTTCAGCTTTCCATCGGGTCCGTAGCAGCGAAATACGAAGGTGTTCCGCGTAACGGCTCCGAACTTTACCGCGCCTGGTTTGCGCACGTGGCAGTTGAAGCTCGCATCACCCTGCGCCACGTACTTTGTCGAAATTGGCTTACTCACCTTCGGCCTGCTTTCCGGCCAGTACCGCTGCTATGGCTTCGTGGAACTGCCGCGCCGCCGCCGCGTTCGTCACCGCGAGTTGCAACAGTTGAGCTTCGTGCTCTTCGTGAAAGATTCCCACGCGGGCCTCGGCGAACATCGCGGCCTCGGCGGTTTGCTCGGCCAATTGTCGGAGCTGGTGAACGTTCAGCATCGCCCTATCATACTTGGAAATACCCGGTGGTTGGGTCGGGTTGCACCGTCACGTCAAGCCCGTTCGGAATCGTTGGCAGGTTCGTTGCTGTGTCGATGAAGTAGAGTAGCCGCGACGTGGCATCGTTGCCGGTGTCCTGAACGATATACATCTTGGCAACCGTCGAGCCTGTGAGCAGCGCGAACAAGGCCGGATCACCCTTCAGGATGCCGCCAACGTCACTCTTGCCGGTGATGTTCGCGGAACGCGCTACGATCCCTGTAAGCGAGGAAACGAACACGTGCGCCGCGTTGTAGTTGTACGCCGACATGAGCGCGATGATCTTGATGTCGTTTGAAGTCCAGTCGATCAGCGCTTCGGCGAAAGCCTCGCGCGCATTTGGGTTGGTTCGATTGGCCAAGGTGCATTATACCTTTAGGCCCGCGTTGGTGCGCAGGATCTGCGTCATCTGCGTTGCGATGCGGTTCGTGAGATTGTTCACCGTTCCCTGGTCCATGATGTTGTTGCCGGTGACGTACACGTTTACACCCCCCCCAGATTGCGCTAGCATCCCTGGATTGAAACTTGGATTTACCGACCCGCTCGCACTTGAGCCGTACATCATCCCCGTTCCATTGACTCCGTATCCGTACCTGGGCTGCGGAAATAGATCGGAGAATCGCGGATCGTTCAGCGGGTTGTTAGCGTTTCTCGCTTGCTGCTGTGCGAAGGTCAATAGGCTGTACGCCTCATAGGTCATGATTTCCGAGTTGCGGCCGAAAGAGTACACGGCGTCGGTGTACGCGTTTGACAATTCTTGCAGCCGCTTCTGTTCGAGAACCGACGCTGCGTTTCTGGCGAGTCTGGCTTGCTCCATTTCCGCTTCGTATTTTCTCTGAGCTTCGGCTAACTGTGCCGCACTTTGTCGGAGTTGCACCCACTGTGTAGTCATTCCGCCTAGATTGTTCGGCGTGAGAACTGCGACCATTCCGTTCACTTGTTGGCTGAAATCATACATGGTCCCGTAAACATCTCGGACTATACCAGACAGACCTGAGGTTTGCCCACTGGCCATCAAGCCAGTGACCCGCTGCGCCTCCGCAGAACGCTCCATCATAGCCTTGTAATCGGCGTTGATCTTGGCCTGGTATTCGTCGAAGGCTTTCTGGGCGTCTTCATTGCTGAAGGATCTGCCGGGTTCGACTGTCGAGACAAACTTCTGAGGGCCACTACCGACAGATTCGCCGATACGTACCACGGCATTGGTCACTACATCGGCGGCAGCATCAAGACCCTGCGCCAGCCTGCCAGCCATGTCAGCAGCATCGTAGAAGTTTACTCCCGCCTTGACTAGCGCGCTCTGAATCGTTCCCTGAATCTGCGGCAACAGATCCGCATGATCTTGGATAAAATCGGACCACTCCTGAGTCGAGTGAGTCGCGTCCGAGAATGCGTTACTGAGTCCACCGACTTGCGAAAGCCCGTTAGCCGCGCCGGTCGCGGCTTCACCCACATCGTTCAAGGGGTTGACGATGCTGTCGGTGATCTTCTTTCCCAGTTCGTTGTATTCCTTGACCGTCATAATCATACCGTTGACGGTAATTAAGAGATCATCGTACTTGTGCGTTGCCGCTTCGACCGCCGCTGTGTGAGCATCCAGCGCCCGCGCGTCGGCTTCGGCTTTTTCCTGCCAGTGTTTCTCGAACGCTTGGAGGATATCCAAAAGCCCGAGTGCGTTAAGCGACTCCGTTCCCTTTTGCTGATAAGCCGCCTTAAACTCCGGGGATACAAAATTGTTGATGCCAATTTCCTCATACCCAAGCGCGCGCGCTGCGAGTGAAATCTGACTAGACAATGCCCCCATTTGAGCGAGCATCGCAATGAACGTTTCTCCCGAGACGGTCATGCCGTTCATGCCTTCCATGAACGAGCCTTTCATCTTGTCGGATGCCATCGAAACCACGTGCGCGGTAGATTCCACTTGCGACGAGACGCGCTTCAGGGATTGTTCGTGCGTGACGAGCTTACCAGAGGAATGGTCAAGCTGCTGCTGTTGTGATTCGGATGCCTTCCCGAGTTTCTCGGTTGCCCCCGTGTAATCTACGACGGCCTCCTTCGATCCGCGGATCATCGTCACACCGTTTTCAATCGTGGTCGTGAATCCACTGACCGCCGCACTGGCCTGACGCCATACCTCAACGCCATTCTCGACAGTCTTGATCCATCCACCCGTTGCGGTATTGGCTCCGTCGATGGCCCGCTTCAATCCTTCAAGCACATTGATGTTTGCGAGGATCTCATCGTACTGTGCTTTCAGCGCCGCGCTGGTGCTGGCTGGCCCTTCCAGCGAGTCGGCCATTTTTTTCAACGCCGCGACGGTCTTATCGATCGAGAGTCCTTTTTCTTTGATCGCCGCCGATGCTTCCGCTACGCTTCCGGTCCAAACCTCCCACGGAATTGTGCTCCAGAGTTTGATATATTTCTCGATCGCCAGTCCGGTGGTCTGCATTGCCATGGCCTGCATGTCCACATTCTTGGCCGACGTCGCCACGCTGGGATTTGCCTTTTTCACCGCGTCATCGTAGGCGTTGACCGCGCGCGCGTATACCGCTGCGGCATCCGCCGATCCGTCGAGCGCTTTCTTCGCCGCGTCCATCACGTCCTTGGCGACTTTGACGGCCTGGTTTGCATCGGCCTGCGCGGTCTGAAGATTCCGAAGGCCGGTTGCTGCGAGATCCAAACCGGCACTCGCGCCGCGCGCGCTCTCTCCTAAAGTTTTGAAATATGCAACGCTGCCCTGGGCCATCGCACCAGATACCGCGCCGGTCTGTGCCATGGCCTGATCTGCCCATGCCTGTTGAAGCTGCTTCACGTACGGAATTGTTTCTAGAATGCTCGCAATGAGCTTCCCGGCAACAAACGCCGTCGCGAGTGCGCCCAGGATGGGGATAGCAATGCTCACGGCTGTCTTGAGAGCACCAATCGCGACCGCCGCGGCCCCAGCGCCTTCTACGACGGTCGTGCTGAGCGCGGTCCCCGCCGCGCGCGCGGCAATTGCGTTCGCGGCCAGGGCCTCGGTGTTCGCGACCACGGCAATCGTGCCCCTGGTAAATGCCGCTGGAAGTTCCACGCCGACCGTAGCGGCAAGCGCCGGCAGGGTTGTGATGATCTGGCCCGCGACGAACAGAAACCCACCCGCCGCCAATACCAGCGGCCCGATCGCGATCACCAGCAAGCCGATTGCGACCACTGCAGATTGAACCGGCTCGGGAAGTTTTCCGAACCACTGAGCGATCTGCTGAATCGTATCGAGCAAGGGTTGGATCGCGTTGATGATCCCCTTGAAGGCCGGAATCAGCGCGTCGCCGATTGCGATAAACGTTTTGGTAATTGAGTCCTTAAAGTTCGACCACATGCCCAGCAGAGTTTTGCTCTGGGCTTCCATCATGCCGCCGAACTTATCCGACATCGCCTTGGTCAGTATTGGTAGCGCGTCCGACGCCTGGATAAGATTCTGCTCGACCATCTGCCGCATGCGATGCGTTGAAACTCCGAACGCATCCGCCAGTGCTTGAATCGCAGGGACGCCCTGATAGGCCAAGGTGTTCAGCTCGCGCATGTGAATCACGCCGAGCTGAGACATTTTCCCGAAGTCCTGAACCAGCACATTGAGCCCAGCGAATCCCTTACCCGATCCAGACGCGGTATCGCCGAGGGTTCGCAGAAGCGGAATCACGTCCTGAGTTGCGGTTCCCATCGCAACAAGTTTCTGACCCATCTCGATTACACCGGGGATTTCGAATGGAGTCTTGATCGCGAACTCCACCAAATCCTTGATTAGCCTGTCTGTCTGCTCCGCGCTCTTGGTCAAGTTGACCATCGCAGTGCGCTGCTGCTCCATCTTCCCCGCAGCCATTAGCGAGCTTTCTCCCAGCTCGATCAGACCCGCGGAGATACCTGTCAGCACACCGCCAATCAGCACCATGGCGGAACCAGCGTCCCTTAGTTGCGTGCCCAGATCCTGAAACGATTGCGCCGCGGCGCCCGCGTCGGTGGGCTTTTGCTGAAGTTCCTTGTCCAGCGCCGCCGCCGCACCCACGGCGGTATTCATCGCGTCGGACAATTGCTGCGTGGCCTTGGCCGCGTCCTGAAATGCTCCCGATGCAACTCCACCGCCAGATGCCGCAGAGGACAGCGCTGTTGCAGCCGCTTCGCCGGCCTGCCGCGCTAACGCGGGGATTTGGTCAAGCGCCTGCTTCAGCGGGGATATGTCACCGCCGACGCCGATGTTGATATCGCCGCTCCCGCCGAAGTCCATTACGCCTTCCCCCTCTGCTTCAGGTTCGCATTGTGAACCGCCGTGAAGTTCACCATCTCATTCAATCCCTCTGCGCTTGACTGCTGAAACAATAATACGGCTTCCTCGGGCGTGGTGATGCGCTTCCGCTGTTTCCCGCTGGCCAGCTCCTTCGCGTGGAACCGCGCGTGCGCAACTAGCGGGAGAAAGTCCGACGTCTGAAAATGCCTGCCGTCTTTGCGGGTGAGGTTCGCGCGTGCGATCCATTCCATGATGGACGCGTAGCGGGAGTCGTGGCGCAGCTCGCGCTCTTCGTGTTCCTTCCACAATGCGGAGAGAATGCGTGGAGTCAAGCGCCCGATCTGCGCGGGCGTCAGGCCCAGGTGTATCACTCCGCCCGCGATAACGTCAATCCAGTACTGCTCGCGGTCTACTGGATCGGGGTTTCCGGAATCGGTTTGGTTTCCGTCGCCGGAGCCTGGGGGGAAGCTTTTGAGATTGCCTGACTGATCGCCGCGCTCAATTCCGGCAAGATCAGGAGATTAACGCGCTTTCTGAGATCCTCAACGCTCACCTGCGCCTGGTGCGAAATTCCAGCGCTCAGAAGTTTGCAGGCGTGTTCGAGGTTCGCCATTCCACCATCGAGTTTCTGCGGAGTGAAAAGGTCGATCTGATATTTGCTGAGCAGTTCGCCGATTGCGTCGACGGTGAAACACACCGTATACGCTTCGGATTTATTGGGATCGCCGATCACCGGAAGGTGTACGACAGGGTAGGTCACTGGGTCCATGGAACGAAAGCATAACACGAAACGGGGTGAACGCAAGTGCTCAACCCCGTTTGTGATGACCTCCCAGTGACGAGAGCTTTATGGATAATTCGGAGTCACGACGCCCGTTACTGTGAGCGTGATCGCCGCGCGCAACACGTCATCCACCTTTTCGGTCGAGCCGAACTTGGAGATAAACCCCTCGAAGAAGAAGTTCACCCCGTCCGAATTGGGGAACGTGAGCTTCCAATCCTTGATTGGGTCCACCGTGTCCACGGCCATCGCGAGCACGGCCTTGTGTGCATCGTCGTTCGGGATGTAGAACAGATCGAACGTCAAGTCGCCGCCGTCGTTCAGCGTGGGGAATTTCTGACGCCACGGCTGCCCGGTTGAATGGCTGGTGACATCCTGAACAGTGCGGGACAGTCCCGGACCCGTGATCGATCCAACGTTCGGGATCGTGGTGAACGTCTCGGGGCAACCGCCGTTGCCATACTGCAACAGCGTGTTAATTGCTGCACGTGCGATTTCGGTGGGCATGTTTCAAATTCTCCTTTTCAATTCACGTCTCTGAAGAAACAGTTCGCATCCAGCAGCCCGACAAAGACCGGGGGTTTGGTTTCCGGCTGCACGTCCACCGTTTCCCGCACTACAAGATTCGGCGCCTGCCTGACAACTCGGACGGCCGGCGACCCGATGAAATCCTCTGAACTGAGATCGAAGGTCTGCAGGGCCTTGCGGATCTTGTCCATCGTCTCAACACACCGGATGCCATCTGTATCGAGCACGGTTACCTGGAAACGCACCCAGCCCGAGGACATCCAGTTGCCAGTCTGCTCGATCGTCGCGATTCGCCGCGTGGCGATGCGCTGAAACGCAGCCGCAGGGTATGGCGGTAGCTGCCTCACGGTCTGGTGATACAGACGCGTGTCGAGCGCCGCCGCGACTGCGGCGTCGGCCAGCAAGCCTTCGCGGAATCTGGTTTCGAGTGTCATCTGCGGGTTACCGACGCATTCACAATTTCGTCTTTCACGTTGCGCACGATGGTTTCGCGCGCCGCTTCCTTTTGCTCCTCAAACGCCGGCCGCATGTACGGCTGCGGTGCCTGGTGGTAATTTCTCCCCAGGGAATCCGTCCCAACGAATCCCAGCTCAATCCGTCGGGCATACGCCGGGTCGAACCCCGTAGCGTTGCCGGCTTCCACAATCGGCGTGACCACTAGTTCCTGTCTCAGTGGTTCGTCAATCACCTGCTCGGTGTGGATGTGGTCCCGAAGATTTCCCGTGAGCACCGGGACGTTTTGCTTCGCCGCGGTTTCAAAGAGCAGCCCGGCTTCCGAAACGCCGAACTTTAAACCGGTGCGGGCTCCTTCCAGGAGATACTTGATCTTCAGATCAAGGCCCGGCATCGTCACTGTTGCGGTGAGCCTCATAGCGTCTTCACCTGCACCGCGAGACGGGTTTGCTTTCCCACCGTCTTCTGAGAGGACCACTCGACCGCGAGAATGTCATGAGCCACGCCGTCGATCACGGCCTGATGCCGTTGCTGGATCTGAGGGAAGTATCCGTAAAGCAGAATGTGCGAGACGTTGCGCTCCTTGGTGTAGTCCCCTAGTTTCGTTTCGTCCTGAACGTCCGGGCGTTCGAGCGTCATCACGGCTTGCATACACGGAATGTTCGTCAGCTCTGCCGAGATATCCACGTAGGAAGCTGGGTCCAGGTTCTGATCGCCTTGGTCATCCGTCGTATCGGGTGGTGCCTGGATGGTTGCCAAGCTCACAAAGAGACCTGTTGCCAAAGCAGCATCCATTACGCCTGCGACACTGATGGAAGTTAGCTGGTTCACGCGGTCACCATGTTGTTGCGTACGAACTCCTTGTAGGACCAATTCCAAAAGGCAAAGAGCTCGACCACCTTTGCCGCGTTCATCCCTGCGTAAATCCTCACCACCTTGAACCAGTCACGCATAAAGTCAATTGCGCGCGTGGGCTCAATGGAGCACTGCTCAACCCCAAAACGCATTGCAAAAATGGCCACGAATTTACTCCCGAAAACACTAACCGTTTCACGAAGGGGCACAGATCCTGCAAGCAATGCAATCGCGATGGAGCTCGCGAATACCAACGTAGAAAGCGCGCCGCTAAGTAGGTCTCTCATACGCCCAACTGCCTCGCAGCCTGATTGAAGAAGCGCTGACGGAACGCC